CAATTAACCGCGCGTGGATTATCAAGATTAAACGTGCCGCCAATATCAGCGTCAAAAAACTTAGATGCAATATCCCCGCCCTGCTCCATTGCATCGGTTTCTACTGCAAGGACTACACTTTGTAAGGTTGCAGTGGTTTCATTTTCTGTTACGGCCCAAGCTCGATTAAAATCGTTTAAATTAGCCCGGCCTTCCTGCTCAATTAGTCTAAAATAATAGGCAGTTCGCGTCGCTCTGCTACTTTCTGGGAATAAATCTTTGAGGCTGTCGAACTGCTTAAGGTATACATCGCGTTGCATCCTAAAAAAGCTTTTTATTTTAGGCAGATGTTTTTTAGAGATTGCGTCCTGTTCGCGCGTTTTTATGGTGCCCCAGTTAGCTTCTCTGAGTTTATCGATCATTTGTTTTATTATAGGTGTTGGAATAAAAAAAGGTTTGTTTAGGTTTTAGTTTTTAGAAATCAACATCTTTACATTTTCGTTAATCCGTTTAAGCGCTTCTGTTGCCGCCTGATTGGATTCAACGCCGTTAGCAATCTCGTTTACCTCATCATCAGATAACTCAACAGTAAGAGTTTGGTTTATCTCCCTGACCACATCACGCATTGACATTGTGCCCGCCCATACCTTACTATCAAGGGTTGCAGCGCTTACAATAGCGTTTATCCTATCGTTTATGTTCTCCTGCATCAGTGGCGGGAATGAAACCTTAATCTGTATGTCTTTGTATCCTTGGATTGTAAGCAGATAATTACAGAGCGTGCGCCATACGTCCGCCCACATCTCCTGACGGCTTTCAATCAGTGTCATAAACGGCCCGGATAACTCTTTGGCGGTTGCGAGGTTGCCGGTGCTCGGATCTCCTGTAAGTAATGTTTCCGGCACCCCGGAAGCGGTGCACACCATAATATAAAACTGCCTTACATCCGCAGGGCCCATAACCTTTGAGCTGCCAGCGTCCACAACCTTATACTCATTACCACCACCCATCGTTAGCATTGAGCCGGACGGGTTACTTTGCAGAGGTGTATTCATGCTGTTAGTATCGCCAGCGAACGATGCACCAATAGCGTTTATGGTGCTCTGATTTGTGGATGGAGTAGAAACCATAGTCGAGTATTTACGGATCGTGCGCATGACCGCGCCCCAATCTTCAAGGAATTGAGTTCCTGCTTCAGCCCATCTATAAGCAGCGGCAAGATCTGTAATCCCAAACCCTAACGTATCTATTTTGTTTACAGATACATGGTAAATTGCGACAGTCCAATCAATTATATTATCCACAATACCATCAGTTGATTTATCAGTATTTCGGAAATCAGGATAGTATGTAGTTTTGCCGTTATGCTGTCGTTTGTAAAATAACGGCTTATAACAGTCATTTGGATCGGTGATAATCTCGGTGATCTCTTTCATCGGCATGATCCTGATCGACGGTTGCGGTTTGGCGTATTTGTAAATCGCAATAAACAGGTTGCCGCCTTTCTGCAACATTTTGTCATTATGCTCTATTGCCTGTTGTGACACAAACGCGCTGAGGTTGTAAGGATCATCAAGTATAGGATCTAAGATGTTCTGTTTTTTGGTTTCATCTTCTTTAGATACCGAGATTTCAAACTTTTTTGAGAATGTAAACAGCGTTCGAATGTCAACCACGCGCTTAATTAACGGATTGAAGATATAATAAAACTCTGCTACTTCGAAATAGTTGTCGATGTCGGGCTTTGTAAGGCGCTGCATTGCACGCCCGGATATAAGCTGCCATCCGCGATCCCTCTGAAGGCGCCAATCATATAATCCAGATGAAGCACTCTCTTCAAGTTTGTCAGTCAGGCGCCGGGTTTCGAGTTGCTGGTCTCTGAAAGCTGTTGAGAGTTGATCTATCCTCTCAGTAGCCTTAGCTAGTTCTTTTGATTTAAATATAGACATGTCTTAACAGTAATACGCGCACAAGAATAAAAAAGGTTTTCGTGTTGGTTTGTTGTTTTTAAATAAGTTTAAGTTGTGATATATCCACACATCCGGGTTTACCCAGAATCATTATCATTACAACAACAGCCCCACACATCACCCAAGCCTTAGATGTGGTTTTAGATTTTAGAGGCTTACCCAATAGATCTCCATTATCCCCCACAAAAGGGTAATATTCTACAGGCGTTGCAATAGGATATTTTTCGTTAAATTCTTCTATTTCCATTTTTTTTATCTCCTTATTATTCAACATTTAACTTTATTATTAATAAAACTTATCTAAATATAATAATCATCCTCTACCGCTTGCATCATCTGCTTACCTCCAGCAGAGAAACCCCCCTGAGAATGCCAGATTATAGCCTGAGTTGTCATATCTGTGTCATCATCGTGCGCTGCGTCCGGGAATGATACCATTGATTCGACATAGTCATTATACCAATACGCCCCTGCAGGCAGGTGCACTAATCCGGAACTAAAAAACGGAACTGTTTGGTATGCTCTGTCTATTTTAGATCCTTGTGGATTGTATGGCACTATCGGTATTGGTTGCCCTGTTGCGCGCAATGATTGTATTAAAGATTGACCTGATGCTTTATTTTCAATAAGTAATGCATTTGGCCGATCACGCATATAAAAATTATACGCAGTGCTCAATAAATCAGGGTATTCTAATTTTGCTTTATATCGGTCTATTAGAGTATATCCCTGTCTATTATACCCCCATAATCCATAAACTGAATAATCAGGATCGGTATTTTTGCCTTTATCATCAACTTGGAATGCAGTATCCCAGCTACCAAATTTAAATTGCCATTGGATTTGTGACAATATTTTTTCAGGTATTAAATGCCGGAACCATTCGCGCTTAAACACGTTTCCACCAGCAGGCCGGATCTTCCAATTTCCATAAAGTAATCGCTCTTTCTCGACTTCAGGCAGCGCCATTAAGTTGGCCTTATACGCAGGATCGGCTTTCATCAACGCGGGATTGTTATCCAGTGTCGCTGCTATAAAGGTAAAACTGCGCGGTATAAGTTCAGGATATAATATCTTAAGCTCTGCCCGGGATGCACCCCATACTATTTCATTATTGTGTCGGATAAAAAACCTGATAATCCCACTACGCTCTTTTATTGGGTATCCGTCTTTCCCAATCCACCACGATATAAATTTAGCTACCCAACTATCAGGATCGGGGTTACAAGTCGCGCGAACGTAGGGTTTAACCCCGCATACCGAACGATTACGACTGAGTAAATACCAGAACTGATACTCTGTAAAGTGTGTGAGTTCGTCGAATAGAATAAGGCAATACTGCGCGCCCTGATGATCTAAAGCGTTCTTTTCATATTCCAAATGTGCAAATTTAAATTTGTTTGGAGTCTTTGCACCCTTACAAGGAAATAACCATTCCAAAGTAGTTTCTTTAGGCTCTGCATGTCCGGAATATAGCTTTAAGGATTCATCCCAAAGACCGCCACCGCTTCTAATCATGGGAGTAGTTCGCCTGAAACAAACAGCGTTAAATCCGGGGACTGTTTTTATATTATATGTAGGCTCTAGCAATTCGGAAAAGGTTTTTCCTGAGCCCGCTGCCCCCCCGTAAATACAAATATCAGCAGAACAGGTTAAAAACTCCTCCTGTGGCCCGGGTTGCGCAAAAATATTAATTTTTTTCATTGTTTGATATCAGGCAATCCTTTTATTATGCGGTCACATCCTTCATGGGTGTGTGGATTGAAATTATATCTTTGTCAACCTTTACAGACATAACATATCCCTGCCGGGAAGTAACTAGAATATCTCTACATATCGGCCAGTCCTGACGATTTGATAGGATTGTATAATTTTCCTTTGTCATGGTTAAAACAACATTATATTCATCAGAAGCGCGCGTTGAAAGTGATATAAGGCGCTTTATCACAGTCTCGTAAGATTCTCCTTGTCGTTTTTGGGATTCTAATATAGATTTGGTTTCGTCTGAAATTTGCAGCGTAGACATTAGTTTTATAATAGTGTTTTATATTAAAAAAGGTTTTTGTTATAATTTACCGCAATGAATCCATTTTTGAAATTGTTTAAAATTCATCTTTTTTGTTTTGATTAGATCTACCCCGTATAATGTCCTCAGAGTAAACCCCAGATCCTCTAATGTGCAGGGCTGATGTTTGCATACAAAATATAAATCTGAGATATATCCCATCTGTTTTTGATATTCTTCAAGTTCTATCTTTTAACTCCTCCTTTCTTACACTCCCGTCTGGGATCTCAATTATTGGTCTTTTGGCCGGGAGAATAAATACTGTCTGATCAATTTCTCCCGACACTTCAATATCTCTTTTATCGCGCCATTCCGCAGGTTTTCTATTTTTAAGCCAAAATATGCAGGCTGTTGTATCTGGGGGAACTATCTTTTTTGTGATCTCTACTCTTGCAGATCCTTCTGATTTTATAGATCCATCTGGATTTTTCACCACATCTTTTATTATTTTCTCCTCTCTTGTCTCATACCCCATTGCCCGTTTTAGCAGCGCATTTTCTACTTCAAAGTCTATTGGGGCTTTCCCTTTTTTTAGGGATGCCAAAACTTCAGGGAATCTTGTTTTATACGTTTCAAATGTTGCAACTGAGACCCCCAATTTTTTAGCGATGTCCTTTTCGATCATTCCGTCACGCGCATACCCTTCTACCAATGCCGGGAAAGTCTCAGGATCGTATTTGCATTTTGCCATTTCTCAGTTTATCCTCAAGTTGTGTAAATGTCAATACATCCCATTCTAAGGGTTCTCTTCCATGATCATTTATGTGTTTTATTGTGTCTTCAAACGTAAATGCCTCTTTCCCAATAAACGGGTAAAAATCATGTTCTCCTTCAGGCAGCGTTAATTCTACAGACCATCCTTCACAATTATAGATTTGTGTTTCGTCAGTCATAACCATCCCAAACAAACAGACAAGATCCAATAAGTCCACGATGTAACAAAACATCCGAATACAAACGCTAACCAGTGCGAGTTATCAATTTTAATCATCTTTTACAACCTCCAAAAAATCCTTCCATTTCATCACAACCATATTTTCAGTGTTGTTCTGCCGGTATATCAACATCGGCACAAGGCCTTCTTTAATAGCGTTCTGTTCTGTTTGTTTCCACCACTTAGGCAATGATAGCTTTTCACATCGTTTAGCCTCTACCGCAAATGGGAACCGTTCTTGTGCAATTTTAGATAGCATGATATCAGCCCCAGA